AAGTGACCAACCATATGCTCATATAATATCATTTCAACTTCCATGGTGGCGGGTACGAATTGGGCCTCAAACGAAGTGTAATCTGAGTCACCATATTCGAAACCGGCCGCAGACAATAGGTCCATGATGTACTGCGGTCTCTTGTTTACAGGAACATGTTTTATGAAAGCCGGATATTGATAAACTACGCTCTCAATTTGCTTGATGACTGGACCAATCAGGCATTTGAAAGCATCAGAACGAGAATTTATTGCTCTGGAATGTTTAAAAGTGTCGTACGTTTCTCGTTTGATGAAAGACTTGCAACTTGTTACTTTCTTGGGTAGTTTCACGCCAAATTTAAGAGGAAACTTAGCGTAAATTTGCCTTAGTTCATCTTTCCGCCATTCGGGGTATGATGTTCCTGAAAGCCATGTCTCGACACTAAGATCAGTGTCAGGAGACAAAGGCTTGAAGTGCTTGTTTATAAATTTTCTAGTGTAAGCATAGAGCTCTTGCATTAAAACCGGATCAGGATCAGGCGGTTTGAATGCAAAACGCTTCTTTACTCCACCTATTGAACTTGCCGTGTCATCTGGATCGACATGTGGAAAACTGGCATCTGGCACATGACAGCCTGCCGAAACCAGAACTGGGTTGCGTTTTGTTTTATTGCTAGGTGCTGTTATTTTGATTCTACATGAAACCTTGACATCAGGAAGGGGTGCAAGGGGAACCTCACCTATGCGATAACCATACGCAACAACACGACGGTGGACAGCTAGAAATTTGGACGTACCTCAGCAGTGGTTGTTTGCCACTGCTTAAAAGCATGGTACGCTACATTAACTGTATTTTGAACAATATGATCGCCAAGCACAGCATGATAGCGATTCAAATTGACCTTCACGACCTCCCGGGCCTGTATGACTAGCCTGTCATAGGCGTCTTCAGATTTGGTGAGACCCATGAAAGACCGGTCAGTCAAAATGTGAGAAAGAAGCTCAACAGAGACTTTCATCTCCAGTGAACCCTTCTTCATTTTGACTGGGCTTGGGAACTTTCCGCTAAGGGTTTGGGCGGAAAGCCTGCTGTTGATGGCATCGCTGCAACCAACAATGCACGATCCGGGGAAACCATTTCTCCATCCGTATCGGCGCAGGTCGTCATCCATGTCAAGCTTACCGTTACGTGTCTTGACATAGGAAAACACAGCATACTGGGGATTGTCATGTTAGACATCCG